ATATGGTTACTTCTTTTGTAATCTCTCTAGAATAACCTTGGTATATCTTTTGCATCTTTGCTTCCAGATAACCATAATCAAGAAAATCGGTGTACATCTGTTCCACAAGAGATGTTGTAGGAACAAGTATAAGGACTCTGTTAGACTCATACCATCTCGCAAGTAAATAAATTATTAATGACTTACCAGAAGCAGTAGGACTAAGAAGAAGGCTCCTATTGTTTCTGACTGCATGAAGAAAGGCGTTCCTCTGGTAATCACGAAGTTGTAAAGTTTTTCCCTTAGACTTAGGTTTGATAGTTCTGACATAGCTATCCAATACTCCATGTTCGATAGGTGATTCATTTTTAATTCCTTCTTTGTATTCTATTTTTATATCGTTACGTTTTGCAAACTCTTCAACATAAGGAACAAGACCGAAATATATTTCTCCATTCATTTGATTGTATAAACGAATCTTTCCATCCCATACACGACTTTTATAAGTAGGCATAAATTTAGCGCCTGGAACTTCAAATGTAAAAAAGTCTACCAACTCTCTTGCAATATTCGGTTCTACATCAACCTTTACATAAACATCATTTTTCTTTGATATTATCAAAGTGAACCTTCCATAAACCTTTTCCAATCAATCGCATTTTTAATTTGAAATCCACGATTGTTCATCATCTTGCAGACACTTTCTGCATAATCACACATTGCACTGTGATAGTCTACTTTATGTTTTGCTTGTATTAAGTCTTCATCACTTTCAAGATAGGTAGGAATATCTTGTTTAAGTATCTTTAAATCAAAAGGTTTCTCTTGATATATTCTTGGGTCTGATTTACCAGAATAGTATTCCCATTTGTGTCTTAGGAGTTTTTTATATTCTGCCTCTGATTGTTTTGATAACAAGTTCCAACGAGTGAATATTTGTAAGTATTTACCATAAAGTTCTGGAGTTTTAAGTGACTCAATATCCAGTTGGTCTTTATCTATTTTAAGGTCTTTTTCTGCTTCTTTTTGCAGTTGTTCTAAATCCATATTATAATCCTCAATTCAAAGTGGTGGGGTAAACTTTCTCGCTTTTCTATATTAATTTGAGCTACACTGCAAATTATCAAAAAAGTTTCTTAACCAAGATATGTACCCCACCGTACTATTATATAGTAAACATCTCATACAGTTTATATGTAAATGTTGCTGTTGCTGTTAAATAAGTTGTATCCCCAAGTTGTTGGTCAAATGCAAGTCCACTTAATGCTACTGGATACATATCTGAAAATCTTACTTCCATAACTGGATTATTCTTTGCAGACATTACTGTAAGTGTTGCATCACCGTACATCGCTTGTACACCAACTGGGTTATTATTCGTTGCATTTGGAGTTGGAAAGGTTTGTGATTCATCTTTTCTAAATGAACTAAATTGTGTTCGTGCTTTTGGAAAACCTATACCCACTAACCATTGGTGAAGTTCTCTGTAATTTTCTAACTTTTCATCTACAATAAATGAGATTTCTAAATTATCAAATGTAAGGTCATCACCTTGTACTGGAATAGCTTTAAAAGGTGTAGGAAAGATTGACTCCCCAAGGTTTATGCCTGGGATGTTTGCTTGTGTTGTGAAGAACTCAACTTTTGGTAACTTGTTTATACTAAACTTAAATTTAGTTGGGTCTGCATAATCTGTTACAGTTGGTTGTCTTGCGAGTGCATTTATAGTAGTTGCCATGTTATTCTCCTACTAGTATTTATAATGCACATAAAAAAAGGGGGAGTAAAAACCCCCCCTTTAGTCTGAACGATTAGTCGTTTCTTATTATGATTACATAATGTTTGCGACTTGAACTCGTCTGTAGTAAGTGTTGTCGTTTGCACCAGGCACAACATCTGAACCAGCAGAAGTAGCGAATGGGTTTTGTGCAACACCGTAACGAGTTTTGAAACCGATTTTCGGTTGGAAAGTCTGTTCCCCAACTGCACGAACCATTTGTAGTGGAACGTATGGGCAATAGAAAATACCAGCGTCATATGGTGATGTACCTTTATATCCTACAACATAGTACTGTGAAGCAGCGTTGTTAGCAGCATATGGGTCAATGTACACTTTATATCTACCGTTAAGTACACCAGCGAAAGTATTACCAGTATCATCAACTTGTAGATTGTTATTAAGAGCAGGAGCGTAATCTAATACACCAGCCATTTGCAATGCAGAAGCAACATCTGAAGAAGTGATAATCATGTTACCTTTTCCTCTACGAGTTTCTTGTGCAATTACGTTAGCATCTCTCTCAATTTGGAACATTAGTCCTTTGAACTTCTCAACTGACCATCTACCGTTTGAATCTGTATCTAAGTCAAAGATACCAGCAGTAGTTGTGTTGATTGAAGCACCTTTCTTAGCAGAGACATAGATTGTTCTAATTACTTCTCTGTTAATTTCAGCAAGGATTTCTGAAGACAGAATGTTTGACAATTCTGTTTCTGCGTCAAGACCGTGAATTGCTTTCAAGTCTTGTGCAAGTTCCATAGTGTACTCAGCTTTAAGTGCTCTGGACTTTGCAGTCACAGTTGACTTTTCGATTGAGAACGCCATTTCTGCAAAAGAGTTAGCAGCAGCATCACCTAATGCTTCACCTTCAGCAGTAGTCATACCACCACCAGTATCAGAACCATATCCGTCACCACCAGTAATATATGTACCAGCAGATGCGTTGTTAAGAACGGCAGGGTTAGTACCAGTCATTGCTGTTGAATTCAAGTCTCCAGCAGCATCATCATTTGAGAAACCAGTATTAGGTTCGTTAAATAATGCTTCTGTACCACTTGAAGAACCAAATCTTGATTTCATTGCAAAGATTAGACCAGTTGGGCCGGTCATTGGTTGCACTGCACATACGTCATATGCAATCAAATTAGGCATAGCTCGTCTTACTAGCGAAATTAGAATTGGGTCGTAGTTATTGATAGTACCAGCAGTACTATTAGTTGGTGCAGCTTCCGATAGGAAAGATGCATCTTCTTTCATTGCTTTTTCTTGATTTTCCAAGATGATTGAAGTAACGGCTTTTTTGTAATTATCCTTAATCTCAGGCAAGTCTGGATGATTGAGGACTGGCTGCCACTTCTCTTGTAAGTTTTCTGAATTATACATTTGTATTATCCCCTTTTAACTATTATAGTATTATTTATCATAATTTATTTCTTGACATTATTGAAAGGTTTTGCATCTATAAAAGGTGCAGACCTTTTAATTGCACTAGTATACGCAGCCATAGCGTCACTTATGTCAATCTCTTGAGCATCCGACTCATTCTCTTCAGTTAGAGACTGTGTAGGACTTGACTTAGGAAAATAATTTTCCTTAAGCGTGTTAAGTTTTTCAACAAAAGAATCTTTGTCTGTGAACTCAACATCTTCAACCAAACCAGCAAATTTCTCAGATTGAGTCTCTGCAAGGTCAGAAGAAACTTCTTTGATAACTGACTCACGCACAAGTGAATCTTCAGATTGTTTCTTTTCAGTGAGTTTACCGATTGTCTCGTTTAACTTTCCTTCTAATTCTTCAATCTTTTGTGCTTGTGATTCTAAGATATCATATTTTTCGTCTGGAACATCAATATAATGTTCTTCAAACAATGCTTTTAAACCAGAGATAAAGTCTTCAGCAATCTCACCTTTGAGTCCTCTTTCAACTGCAAGTTCATTTTCAGTCATCCACTCTTTAACAACGTAGTCAAGGTAACCATCTACCTTTTCTGCGAGTTCAGATTTGAATGCTTCCATGTCTTCTGCAATTTCTTGAGTCTTCTCAGCTTCAATTCTTTCAACTTCTGGTCTAATTTTTGATTTAACAGCGGCTTCAAAGATAGTTGCGGCTTTCTTTTGGAAATCTTCAGATAAATCTTCACCTTCCATAAGTGCATCAACGTCTTCTTGAACATTAATAGATGCAAGTCTCTTTTCAATCGCTTCTTTTGCTTTTGCGAGTCCTTCCAATTCTACTTGTTCATCAGTCATTTCGTCATTTTGTTTCATGACCATTGCGTAAAGACCTTCCATTTCACCCT